GCACCCATTCTAAACCAAACATGGCCCAAGTTCCCCGGGTGGGGAATGAGTATGGAAAGGAGTGTCGTGAATTATTTACTGTACCTTCTGAAAGAAAACTTATTGGATGCGATGCGTCGGGTATTGAACTTAGGTGTCTCGCCCACTACATGGCAAGATTCGATGATGGACTATACGCCCAAGAGATACTCAAAGGAGACATACACCTTGTCAACCAGAGGGCAGCTGGATTGCCCACAAGGGACAACGCTAAGACATTCATTTACGCCTTCCTATACGGAGCGGGGGACGAAAAGATTGGCAACGTCATCGGCAAGGGGCAGGAAGAGGGTCGCAGGATTAAGCAAGAGTTTCTTGCGAAAACCCCTGCGCTCAAAAGACTCCGGGAAGAAGTAGAAGCAGCAGTCAAAAAGAAGGGGCACCTTGTTGGTCTGGATGGAAGGCAACTTCCTATCAGGTCCACACACGCTGCTTTAAATACCCTTCTGCAATCAGCAGGAGCCTTGGTTATGAAGATGGCAACAATCCATTTCACGGTTGAGATGGACAAGCTTGGCTACAAGTTCGGCCCTGACTACGCCTTGGTAGCCCATATCCACGACGAGATGCAAATTGAAGTCAGAGAAGAGATAGCAGAAGAAGTAGGCAAAGTTGCAGTCAACTCGATTCGCCAAGCTGGAAACACCTTTAACTTTAGGTGTCAACTGGATGGTGAATTTAGGATTGGAAGTAACTGGGCTGAAACCCATTAACAATGAAAGGAACGACTAAACTAAATGAAGCGTATTATGCTGGTTACTTCGATGGTGAAGGAATGGTTAGGATTGAACAGACTAGCGTCATGGTCCAGATTGAATCCTGTTATCCAAAAATCATTAGAAGAATGTATAGGGTTTATGGTGGTAACATTGGATACTGCCGTGGAAGGAATAAAAAAAGTCGTCCGTCCCATATTTGGCGTTTGTATGGTGAAAAAGCGGTTAGATTCTTGGCACGAATTTACCCTTTTAGCTGTGAAAAGAAACAGCAAATCGAGTTGGCGCTTAACTTCCGTACTGCACCAAAGAATCGGAAAGAGTTCATTCGCAATGAAATTGCGAGACTAAAGAAAGAGGTATACAAATGAAAAGAATAGCAATGATAGACGGTGACATTGTTGCCTACCAACAAGCCGGGTTAACAGAAGTACCAGTACATTGGGGAGATGACATATGGACGCTGCATGCTGACGCAAAAGAAGCTAAGCAAAAAGTCGATGCCTTCCTAGAAGACATGAAGGTAGAGGTAGAGGCTGATAGTTATCTTGTAGCTGTGTCGGGACAGGACAACTTCAGGAAAGCTATATACCCCCTATACAAAGAGCACAGGACCGGGCGTAGGCCTATGGTTCTAGGCGAAGTTAAGGAACATCTTATCTTTAAGCACAAGGCTAAGTGGGCCCCTGTGCTTGAGGCTGATGACATTATGGGAGTGTGGGCTACTACTCCAGAACGGGGAGTTGAGAAAGTTCTTATCAGTATCGACAAGGACTTTAGGACTATCCCCGGGCTGCACTATAACTGGAACGAGCCCATTGAAAAGATTGTGGAAGTTTCAGAAGCGGAAGCTGACTATAACTTCCTAACCCAAACCCTTACGGGTGACACTACTGACGGTTACCCCGGGTGCCCGGGCGTTGGCCCTAAGAAAGCTGAGGCTATCTTGGGTGACGTTAAGGCATTCACAAGTATTAAGGATGCTTGGCCCTCAGTAGTTAAGGCCTATGTCAAGGCCGGGCTAAACGAGAAGGAAGCAATCGTTCAAGCTCAGATGGCACGAATCCTCAGGCATGAGGAGTACAACTTTCACACTCACAAGATATACCTATGGAGGCCCGAATGAGTGACGTAGTTGTTAAGGACTCCGGGGAGCGCCAGAAGTTTAATACTGGTAGTCAACGTGACACAAGGAGTGGTAAGGGTAGGTATGATCTTCTCATGCCTCATGCCATCTATCTTGTGGCTCGGCAGCTTGAAGAGGGCGCCCTTAAGTATGACGAGCGTAATTGGGAGAAGGGCCAACCCCTTTCCCGGTACATGGACTCAGCTTTACGGCACCTATTCAAACACCTAGAGGGATATCGTGATGAACGTCATGAGGTTGCAGCTGCTTGGAATATACTTGCGCTAATTGAAACTAAGAATAAGATAGATAAAGGATTGTTACCTAAAGAGTTAGATGATCTACCAAAGGAGATATCAAATGGCAGCTGAACAAGAAGATAGGTTTCCAATAGTAAGCGACGTTTTACTAGCTGAATTGGACCAAAGATTCCCGGAAAAGTGTGCTGAAATGAGTTTTACTGAAAGGGAAATTTGGTTTTATGCTGGACAAAGATCGGTGGTTCGTCTACTAAAAGAGAAGTTTAGAGAACAAAACGAAACAATTTATACAAAAGGATAAATAAAAATATCTGCGCCTCAGCCCCTAAAATGCCAGCCCCTGTAGTAGTCCCGCCCCCGCCTCCTCCCCCTCCCCCGGTACCTCCGGCACAGCCTTCTGCTCAGGAAGTATTGCCATCTTCTGGCAAACGCTTAGGCACTCCTTCTGCGGTTACTAGCAGTCAAAGAAAAGGACGTGCTGGTCTTCGCATTGATCTATCTACTGGTGGTGGTGGTGGATATGATTCTGGCCTTAACATGCCATCTTAATACGAAAGGAATATAATACTATGAGTTACACTTACGATTCAACGGCACTTGGACAAGCTGGTTCTGTATTTTTACATGTAGATTGGACTCCTTCAGTAACAGGAGAATTTGCTGCTATTTATTGTATAACAGATACGGTAATTGAAGACATAGCTGATGCAGCGTCTAATACTTGGGGGGGATTAACTTTTTTAAATGGAGACGGTTTTACGCTTCCTGCTGGTACAATACTGTACGGAAGATTTACCGCCATTGAAATACGTAGTGGAATGGCAGTTGCTTACAAAAGCATTATTAAGTGATTTTAATAGTATTTTTCTGTTTACTTTTATCAGGCTGTAGCCCGGTTTAAGAAAACTAAAAATAATACTTAAATTAAATTATGCCAAAACTAGGACTAGGCTTATCACTAACTCGGACTAGAATTGGTCCGTTTTACGACCCCGACGCACGATTGTATTTTAATGCAGTTGAGGCAGCAGATGGACAGGACTTAGAGGGTGGGGTTAAAGCTGCTATAAACACGTTTATTATTGGGTTAAAAAGTGATGGTATATTGAATCAACTTTATACTTGTTGCATTCTGGCTGGAGCCAGAACACTTGCTGGAGCCCTTGTTCCTTTAAGAGGTGCAGCCCCAACAAATAACAATTTTGTCGGTGGTGATTATAATAGAAAAACTGGATTGATAGGTAACGGAACAAATAAATTTTTAGCTACTGGCTACAATAATAATGACACGACTAACTTTCCACAAAATAACTCACACATCTCTTGCTATATAACAGAAAGCCAAACGAACGGTACTGGAATTTTTGTTGGTACACAATCTGCACTTGGAAACATTTTATCTATAAATTACGGGTCAACAACACAAATAAATTTTAGAAATCGATCGTCAACAGGAAGGTTAATTTCTGTTGCTCCTGTTGGGTTTCAAGTTTCAACAAGAAATAATAGTGCAAATTTTTCATCAAGGGCAACTTATGCTGGTGGGACTAAAAGCGATGTTACAACAACAGCAACATCTGGAACACCATCAAATCAATTATATGGAGTGTTTTGTGGATTTAGCGGGGCGACGCCTAATGGTTTTTGTAGTGCACGTATGTCTTTTTATTCAATAGGGAAAGACCTTTCTATCCCTGCTTTTGATTTAAGAGTTACTGCTTTAATGGGGTCCTTAAATGCTGCTATTCCATAATATGAAGTTTATTAACCCAATCTTATTTTGTATTATTCTTTCTTCTTGTTCTGAAAAGAAACAAGACCATTCATTACCTATTTATAGTGACATGGGAGCAGCTGAGGACGCTGGAAAAATACGATGAGTACTAAAAAGAATAAAACGTCAAATTCTGCTAATGATTTAAGCAAATACAATCCTAAGGAGATTCTTGCTACAATTAAGTATCTTCACCAAGAGGGTTTCATTTCTTTTTACGAGTCTCCTGAAGGAGAATTGTTTGTAAGAATTGAGGAATCTGCTAAAAAGTTGATTTAACATTTTTATGGAAAACTACAAAAAAGGTTCGTCTTTGTATAGTGAGCTCGAAACTCCTAGGAAAACCTATTTGGATAGGGCCCGGGACGCTGCTGAGTTGACTATCCCAACCTTGGTCCCACCTGAGGGCCATAGTTACTCTACCATTTACACTACCCCCTATCAGGGTATTGGAGCCCGGGGAGTAAACAATCTTGCAGCTAAGCTTCTGCTTACCCTGTTTCCTCCTAACGCACCTTTCTTTAGGCTGATGGTTGATCAGTTTAGGCTCAAGAAAATGGGTGGGGATGAGAAGGTAAAGACGGAGATTGAGAAAGCTTTAGCTGATATTGAACGTGCTGTGATGAAGGAAGTGGAAACTTCTGCTCTTCGAGTACCTATCTTTGAGGCCCTTAAGCATCTTGTGGTTACTGGCAACACTCTTATTTACTTCCCGGAAGACGGTGGTATGCGGGTATTCAAGCTTGAGAACTATGTAGTTAAGCGTGACCCATTTGGTAACGTACTTCACATTGTAACTAAAGAGACATTGTCAGAGTCTGCTCTTCCTGAAGAAGCCCGTATGCTTCTTTACAAAAACGGGGAGAATGAAGAGAACGAGATGGATGCCTCTCACGAAAACAACGTTGAGCTTTATACTTGCGTTCACCGTGAAGATACTCGGTGGGAAGTTTACCAAGAGATTAACGGTCAAGTTGTCCCCGGTTCTGAAGGATATTTCCCTATTGAGAAGTGCCCCTTTATCCCTCTCCGCTATAGCCGGGTAGACGGTGAAGACTATGGTCGGGGCCT